GCCTCCGCATCCCTTATCTGCTGTATCGCTGCCGCTTTAGCTTCCGCCGCAGCCGCCGCCTTTGCTGCTTTTTTTCTTCTCTTAGAAGCAGAGGAAGTATAACCACTGTCAAAATTACTTGAACCCGTGCCAGTAGTATATCCAGATCCTTGACGCGCACTGTACTCAGTCGGTGGATAACTCGGTATGCCCCCTGGACCCGCAATCCCAGAACCTCCAAAGCTACGCAATAATGCCTCTTCGTCCTGATTAATATACGCTAACCCATGTGGCTGACCCGCAATGCTAGTCTGCATCGGAACAGCGCCGCCCATCTCCATGCCAAGAGAGCTAGACATAGGAACACAAAGCTTGGATACAGAATCATATTGCATACCCTTCGCCGCACAAGACTCAGGAGTCTCAGTGTATGGCCCCATCGTGCCAAATACAGGATCTGACAAATAATCAGAAATACCAATATTAACAGGCGCAGCAGGTAAATCAATCGAACCTATAGGACTCACAGCAGTCATCGTATTACCGCCAGTTGTCGTAATCGCACCCGTTGTGGGATTCTGAACATATTGTGAATAAGATGGTGTGTCCCTCACAACAGGGCCAAAAAGAGCCGCATTTTCAAAAGAAGCAGGAACACTCGTATCAGCACTTTGAGCAGATGTATCTACATAAGAACTTGTATCTGCAACTCCGCTATTATCCACAACTGCCGTGTTAGAATTATTTACGCCTGTATTAGTTGTATCAGAAGTTTCTTCCGTTAAATTTTGACCCTTGCCATAATCAACTTTTGCAAAAATATAATCTTGTTCACCTTGGTCAGCAGCCCTAACCTCACCAATTCGATCACCATATGCATCCTGTAAAGACGCAACAACATCCTGACCTGGAGAATTAGGCGAAACGTGATGATACCCACCTCCGCCGAAATCAATGTAAGCATTGCCATCAGGTAATGTAAGAACAGCTAAACCACCTTCATCCATATACTGAACAGGACCGCCATCCTCATAACCAAAAATATCAACCTCACCGCCCATCTGCATAGGACGCGGCATACCACGACCCATCGGTGGCGTTCTCATCATAGGTACCCCAGGCGCAACCATACGCTGTTGCGGCATCATCTGAGGTGGTCGCTGTGGAGGCGCAGTCGCACCTAAACCCTGATTCCTTCCCAACATACTCTCTAATGAATCACCAAAACGCTTTCTTCTAGGAGCATTTGAACCCTGCTGTTGTGGCATAGGAGGTCGCGCCATCGGAGGCTGCATCGGAGGTGGCGGCATACCCGCTAACGGCATCGGAGGTAACGGCGCAAACGGATTGCCACCCTGTGGTACAGGAAAAGTACCAGGACCACCCATCGGAGGCATCGGTGGTAAACCGCCCATCGGCTGCATCGGTGCAGGCATTCCAGGCATAGAAGGTGAAGAAAATCCAGTTTTTACTGCTACCATGCGTAAATTCTCCTATAAAACTTAATTCGCATCCTAACAGTAACTTAAAATTTAATCAACACACTCCAATAACCCATTCCTAATCATGCTCCTAGCCAACCTATGCCTATTAGAATAACAATAATTCTTGCCGTTCCACTCACAAAACGCAATCGCTTGGCACTTGAGAAAATCATCCTCACTGTCATGCTGCTGCCTATAACGATCCTGCATCACAGGAACTACTTCCGCAGCAGTCTGACCATCAAACTCAAAAACATCACCAATCTTTACTATATATCTAGGCATAATTAATCCTTTTCTGGGAACTTATGGCGGTTTATGGGACAGGTCAATGATTTTTTTGAAAAAAATTTTTTGTGGTGACTGTTCGTGGAAAACTTAGTGTAGTAGCTACACCAGATACAGACACAAAAAGGGGGGGGTATAGGGTATGGCCCCGATCCGATTAGACAATTGTTTGGTTTCACTAGGGTACCTGCCAAAAAAAATAGGGCGCTAACAGCGCCCTATTGTTTGCGTCCGATCTGGACTATGGCAGGAGTGGATTATCTAGGCCGTTGCGTTCATCGCGTGTCCTAATTGCAAGTATACGTTCCTGCCAATAATCAAATTGTTCGTCGGTCATATTGGCATATATGGTTTCAGGTAAACGGCGATTTTCAGGAACCATTTGGCAGGGTCTTCCATCGGTATATTCTTGTAACACCTCATAACGTGTATGGTCTGTTCCATCGCCGTATGTAGCGCCGTTGGATTGCTGTGTGTGTGTCACAATGGCAGCGGCTCCAATGCGGTCTCTTAGCTCTGATACGCGCCGTCTAACGTCGCCGTCGTTGCCGCCCATTGCCGCTATGATATCGCGTGTAGTAGCGCCACCAGTTGTTGACCGCATTAGATCGTATTGCATAACAGCGCGATGTGCTTGCGCTGCAAATATATCGCGGCCATTTGTAGGTGTAACAATTGTTTGGTTTCCACCTTCAACAACGCGGCCCTGTCTAGTGCTATATACTAGGCCAAGTAATAGACGCACCCATTCGCATGTTTTTTCCATATTCCAAGTGCACTGGCCCTGCCTAAACTCAATAGTCTTATAGGCGTTAAAGCACTGTAGGTTTACAGTGTAGTATTTACCCTGACCGATATGCGCTCTGATATCTTCCACAGTACAGCCTGCATCAAGGTTTTTAATTGCGTTATGCTGTCTAGGTGTAATGTTTTTGGCATAGGTGGTATGCCTGCGTGTCCAAGGTAACATCGCATTGATGATATTTCGATTAATGAAATAGCGACAAACAATGTCTTTTACCGCGATGGATGTCATTATTGGATGGAACCATTCGCGGCCTGCAAGGTAACGCCTGCCACTACGAGCTAAACTCTCACAACTAGCCGCATTAAATACGGGCGCTGCTACTTTAATAGCTGCGGCCGAAATATGCACATGCATTCCTGCGCTATTTGAATTGTGTCTAGGGTTACTAGGTAAGGTGTTTGGATCGTATGGGTCATATTGTTCTATATGGTCTGACACTCTTTTATATATAGCCCATGTATCAGGCGTATCGGTCATAGGTGGGAAAACTATTTCAAGGCCACTATGATGGCTACTAGTTATTGGAATACTGCAATCGGTTACGACTTTAATATATCCAAGGCCCATTCTTTCAAAATCTCTTATTAATGTGATTTTTGATACGCCTGATCTAAAAGCTAGCTCCCATTCTACACTGAATGTATGGGTGATTTGGTCTGTATTTGGCATTTTATTCTCCTAAGTTATTGTTTTTATTACGTTTTTTTTGTTTATGAGGGCATAACCTATCCCTCTGAAATCAGATTATGCTAATTATCCCATATATACAAGCGTTTTATGGGATAAACTTTAACAATTGTTCGGTTTCTTTTTTTTGGGCGCTGGTGGTAACGGTCTAGTAACGGTTTAGTAACGGTTTAGTAACGGTCTAGTAACGGTCTAGTAACGGTCTAGTAACGGTTATAGATATAAAAAAAGGGTTATAGCTTATGCTATAACCCCGATCCGATAACCCGACCCGATAACCCGACCCGATCCGATCCCGATATTTTAAAATTCATTAATACTTTTTAAAGTTTGCTGCCCGTAATGTTGCCCGATCTCGACCTCAACTACTTGATCCCGATCTAGGTAGTTTTCTACACTGTATGCTAACCCGCAATCCACTGCCGTTCTAAATAATTGGAAGTCCTGATTTGCGGTTACCATCGCAATTAAAAACCGAGGGTTTCCATTTAATGAGTTTTTAAGCCTTTTTACTTTGCTTAACTTTCCGATATACTTTCTAACTTGCTTCATCTGTCTACTCCTTTTCTAGATATAATCCCAAACTATCCCATAATATAATATGTGTCAACACTAAATATAAACTTTTTTATATTTATTTTAGTAACAGTTCAGTAACGGTACCCCCCCCATTTACCCCCCTTAAAAGCCGAACAATTGTTCGGGTTGTGCGCGGGACATAAAAAAAGCGGGACACTGTCCCGCCAGTTAGTTATGGAAATTTTAATAATGCGTCCATCCATAGTTATCGAATGCTGCCCGTGGTTCCCCGTCTTTGTTTTGAATGAGGATCTCCTCCCATCCTGATTGGCTCAGACCATCGAAGCGCACATAACCTGCAACCCAACTTTTTGCCTCGTTATAGTTGTCAGTCTCGTGAAGCATTGCTGCTCCACATGTGTCGGCGTATCCTAAGATTTGATATGTCATTTTATTTCTCCTTTTTCTAGATATAACCCCATACTATCCCACACTATATATAATGTCAACACAAAAAATAAAAAAATTTATATTTATTTTAGTAACGGTTTGGTAACGGTTGCCAGGGTCAGTCACCTGGCCTGGGCGGGAAAGCCGAACAATTGTTTGGGTTCTTATGCCTGGGCAAAGATCCGCCTGCCTGGGCGGGAAATCCCCTGGAGAGAATCAAGCAGTTGCCTGGGAGTCAGCGCCCTGGTATAATAAACCCGAACAATTCTTCGGGTTATCCCGATCCGCCTGGGAAAATCCCGACCCCGATCCCGACTTGCCTGGGAATCCCGCACAAGGCCCGACAGAACCCGAACAAATTTTCGGCTTCCCGACCCCGAAACTTCTCCTCCCCCGCCTCCTCCGCCAAAAAAACGGGGTTAGGGGGCGTTTCTCCGCCCTCCCCAAGCTATAAGACTACTCTGCCGCCTCTTGATTATATTCCGTTATAGGAATATGTTCGGGTTCTGCGGGGTTTTCTGCTGGTGTTACGTCAACCATGCGGTTTTTAGCACGATCCATAAACTCTTGAAGCTGTTCTACGATTTGCTCCCGACTGAGATTGTCAACATGTTCATGCGTTACATGGCTACGGGCGACCATTAATCCCGTTACCTTTAGTCTGAGTTCCTCGGCTTTAATTGCTGCTGAGAAGTTCCCCTCTTGCCATGCTTCATCTCTTAGCCGTTGCATATCCCGAACAGATTTGGTGACAGATACCCCGTATTTTGCTTCAAGCTCTAAGCGCATTTCCTCCATGCGTTCTTTCACTCGTGCGTGGTTTAGAAGCTGTACGGCAGAAACGTTCGGGTTCTTGTACCCTGCATCTCTTGCTGCTGCGGTCTGTGTCATGTCTTTGTGAATGTAGTTATCCAGAAACTTCTGCTGCGGTGGCGTTAGTCTCTTTTCTCCTTTTGCTATCTGCTCCCCGACCTTTGGCATGACTGCTCCCGTGCTACCCGAACAATTTGTCGGTTTATATTACCTGATCCGCTGCTGCCGTCAAGTGCTGACGTTCCCAAAATATCCCAAATCTTTTCGATCCATCTACTCCAAGGGGGGTAAGGTATATATACCCCCCTTTAGGGGGGTGCATTTCTGGAGTAAATAAACCATTGAAAACATTGACTTTTTTAGTCCAGAATGGCTTTCTGGAGTGTCTGGAGTAAAGTGATTAAACCATTGATTTTATTAACTTTTTTACTCCAACTCCAGATTTTAACTTTCTGGACTAAATATTTCTGGAGTAAATTAATATAAAAAAAATTATAAAAGTTATTGACAATCCCAAACTTTACCATTTATAAGGGTCATATCATAATTTTAAACCAACGGAGGGATATTATGACATATACAATTAAACAAAGAATTTTTAACGACCTACAGGGTTCAGAAACAGACTCTAATCATGTCACAAGGCGCATGTTTCGTTGTTGGCTTGATGGCTCTTATTTAGGTGAAGAGCATTACCGTCAAAACGTTGCTGATCTTAAAGAGATTTGTGATGGCGGCTTAAAAGGTTTTGGCATTCGCCTACATAGTTGGGTTATCAATCAGTTTACACGTTACACTGCGCACGATGCTGATTGTTCTTATGGTTACGCTCAAAAGTGCGTTGTAGAGTATTTCAAAAATGTTGAAAGAAATTATGAAAATCTTTCAGACCCACACTTGGACTACAAACATTTTTTGTGGCTTTACACAGAAGAACTAACTGAAGACGCTCTTGACCTTATTGAAGACTATTACAAGGAAACAAAAGCAAAATGGGATAAGGAATATAAAAAGAAAAAACCTGTTCTATATGTTAAAACAGAGACAACGCTTTATCCTAACACAGATTTTTATAAAGACCTTGCTCTTTATGAAGAGCGTTTGAAAGCAGGTAGGTTACATTAATAATTGCAGGCTAGGTTATCTCCTTAACCTTGGTTTCCATGATGGGCGGCATGGTCTGCGAACCGCCCAAAACATTGAGAGGCTTCGGCCTCTCTTTTTTTGTTGACGTTTGGGATTTTATGGGATAAAAGAATTTATCTAGAAAACAAGGAGTAATTAAAATGTATTATCTAGCATATGGGATGAACACGAACCGCGATGCGATGGCGGCAAGATGTCCAAAAGCAAAACCAATGGGCGGTTTTTATCTGCCTAATCATCGTTTAATTTTTCGTGGCGTGGCTGACTTTCGTTACGACCCTGATTGTGTGTTGCCTGTTGTATTGTGGGAGATCACTCACGATTGCTTGATGTCACTTGATAAACTTGAAGGCTATCCGACTTTATATGATAGGCGCAAGATCAACGGTAATTGGATTATCTACGACATGAACGGCAACAAAGGAAACTTACGGCATCCATCAAGCGGCTATTACGATATGATTGAGAGCGGATACAATGATTTCGGTCTTGATGATTGGTACTTGAGAGCGGCTAGGGAAGATGCGTCTTTCAATGAGATTGGAGAAAAAAATGGGACACGTTCATTTTGTGGGGTTCAGGACTGATGCCCAACACAGTGCCGCCGTCAAAGTTTGGGGGAAACCCGATTTTGTCCACAAATGGCATGACAAAAGAATGCGGGGAGATATCGACCCCGATAAGGATACCGTGGTTTTTGCTGAAGGAGCAACGCTCCAACCGTCCAACTGGACATGGCAAGATCATCAACTTTGGTAAATAAAGCCCCCGCAAATTCAAGCGGGGGTTTTTTTATACTAACCAGGAACCCGAACAATTTATCGGGTTTTATTTTTTTGTCCCGATGCTGACTTTTTTCTTGCATTGGGATTTTTCCCATGTTAAAACATTTCTTGCAGGGAGACATGGTCTGTAACTTTCTGCCTCATTAACTTGATACCCCCAGTTCCTCCGTTCTGGGGGTTTTTTTTATTTATAAATTTTTTTATTTTTTTACTTGACACTAAGAATAAACTATTTTATGTATGGGACATCTAGTATAATGAAAAGGAGTAAAATCATGGGTTTAGATATGTATTTAAGAGGCGACAAGTTCGTTAGTCAGTACGATCATTCACAGCAAGCGCCCGAAGGTGGGTCACTTGAAGTGAAGCGCCCCGTTGTTGATGGGTTCGATGTAGAGACATATGTTTTGGACATGGGCACATGGCGCAAGTTCGCACCGTTGCACGTTTACATTGTAAATGAGTTTGCTGATGGTGTTGATAAATGCCAGAGAATTGATCTTGAGGCTGAACAGTTGCGCAAGATTGCCAATGCATTACGCGATAACAAATTGCCTAGCAATGATGATTGTCACGGCTGTTTTTTTGGCGGTCCAGAGATGTGGGATGAAGACCGATCCGAGGGCAAGGAACACGCTAAGTTATTCGACAATGCTGCTGATTGGGTGGAGTCCACCTCTTGGGCTAGTGTTACCTATCAGGCGAGTTGGTAAGATGGACAGCGTTGACCCGATGGAAATTATGTTAAGCGATGTCTTTGACAAAGTGTTTTATAATAAGGAGCAAGAAGCAAGCCGCAAGTTTTGCGAAGAATGCGATGGATGGGGGGCAATTGAGGTTGATGCCCCCCGACCACACGGCTTTGACCGTGACGTTGGTTACATGGACGTTGATAAAATCGAATGCCCCGAATGTGAGGGCACAGGAGTAAAGGAGACAGAAGATGTTTCATAAGATGGTAACGAAGCTTTGGCAGGGTGATAAAGTATCTGTCAGGGATTACGAAGTAAAGAAGGCCATTGATCTTGGTGGCCTTCATTTAACCTATGACAATCAAGTTATGACTTTAACCCCCGATGATCTGATTAAGTTGAAGCCAGAGGATAAGGTTTATTCATCCCGAACAGGTGGTCAAAATTATAGCTTAGTTGATATTTTATTTAAACCAGATGAGGAGACAGAACAATGACTTATCAGAGTAGAAACCCCATTGTTTTAGAGGCCATTGAAAAGGCTTGGGAAAATTCAAAGACGCAAAAGGAAGCGGCTGAAAAGTATCTTAATATGTTGCGTAATGATAAAGATTTGCGTGATGCGGCTACCGCACGTTATTTGCAGCGCATTGCGTCTGAAGATGTGAGCGCCAGATCAAGAACAAACCGAATTAGTTTTAGGCGTCAGGCTGAAAAGATTTCAAAGCAGGTTTTGTTAAAGAAGGGCGAACATTCTACCCCGAATGTGTCTTTGAAAAATACGGCTGTTAATTATGCCAAGAATATCTTTGATTACTTTGCATTGCCCGAATTGGGTATTGCTCTTGGAGATGCAACTAAAGGCGATTTAGAGATTGTTGTTAAGCGAGAGCATAGCAAGATGAGTACGCATAAACACAATCATAAGTTTCTATCTGCTATCTTGGAGAAGATGCCCGAAGGTAAAATTGTTCGGGATGTTTGGAAGATTGAAGATGTAGAGGCCATCCATACGGATGTGATGGTGTCGTAATGTTATATGGGAGCCAACAAAATTGCACAGAAATGTTACCTTGTGACCGCTCCCACCAGTTAGGGGAGGGTCAGTTATCCACCACAGGAATGTCAGGTGTGGTCCACCCTCCTCTATTAGTTTATGGGAGCCAAGGATCTGACGCAGAAATGCCAATGCGCGATTGCTCCCAAGGGGAGGGTCAGACTATGCACGCAGAAATGCCAATGCCGAATTGCCCTTCCCGATTAGTTTATGGGAGCCAAAGTCATGGCACAGAAATGTCACACTTAGTGCGCTCCCACCAGTTTACGGGAGCCTTTGTTACCACGCAGCAATGCCCATCTATGATCGCTCCCACTTATTTACCAGAGGCCAAACACCAGTTGCAGAAATGCTATTTGAAAATCGCCTCTCAAGGGAAGGGTTATCATGGCCCCGCAGAAATGCCATTCATGGTTCACCCTTCCCACCAGTTTTGGGCCAACCCAAGTACGCAGAAATGCCGTGAAGTTGACGCCCACCAGTTAGGAAAGGACATAATTTGTACGCTAATCAAGCCGCTACTGTTTCTCCCTTTTCTATTAATTTATGGGAGGATCGCGAAGCGGTCGCAGAAATGCCCTTGTGAACACACCCTCCCACCAGATTTGGGCCATACGATCGTCACAGCAATGTTATGTAATTGACGCCCAATATAACCAGAGGCCATCAACGACACGCAGCAATGCCACAACGTAGTCGCCTCGCAACTAGGAAAGAAGTAAAATGGACACAAGATATGAAGACCCGACTATCGCAATGATTTATCGAACATGGCGCAACCGTCAAAATATGGTTCGCGCTGAAGGTAAATTAGTATTGCAAATTAAAGCTATCTGTAGAGGTTTTGCAGATGGTGAGATTAAAGCAGCAAACAAATTATTTGTTGCTTTGAAAAAAGGAGAAGGCTCAATTGAGCTTATGGCTGCAACAAAACCATTGTTTGATGCCAGAGAACCTTTGTTAAAAAGTAGAGCAGGTTTTGAAAAGTGGTTATCTGACTTAGCAAAAGAATTACCTGTTGCAACTTTTGTGGACAAAGTAAGAGGCTTTGGTCATTTAGGCTTGGCAGGTATTGTTGGAGAAGTTGGCGACTTCATGGCTTACGAGAAAGAACTGGACGGTATTTATAAACGTGCAGGACTTGCCGTGATTGATGGAGAGCGTCAGCGTAAGCACAGCAATGCTGAAATGGCATTGGTTCATGGCTATAGCCCCTCAAGGCATGCGGTCTTCTGGACAATTGGCGACAGTCTTCTCAAGGCTCAAGGCAAAGAAGAGAACGCAGGGCCATACAGAATGGTGTACGATAAGCGTAAGATCATGGAGCGTGAGAGAGTTGAAACAGACGGTCATGCGCATAACAGAGCTTTACGTTATATGACAAAGCGTTTGGTTAGAGATTTATACAAAGAATGGAAGGAAGTAGCATAATGTCTATTGCAGATGATACGATGTGTATGCATTACACACTTGAGCGGTTGGGCGGTATTAAGACCGAAACTGACTTACGAGAGTTTATGGAAGAAATCAGGCATAACATTGGCGTGAACGATGAATGGCGTGAAGCTAACCCAGATGGCGATATGCCCGATGGTTCGTTTGTTGATGATCCTGATGATTTTGATATGAACTCTGCGCTTGAGAGGGTTAAGCGTAATTACATTGAGAGAGCTTTAACTAAAACCAAAACTTTGTCTGAGGCTGCTGAATTGCTTGGCTTCTCTAATTACCAGACTTTGCAGAACTGGATTGACCGATTGGAGAAGGCTCAATACGAGGCTGAAGACAAAAGAATGGGAGTAAGTTGATGATTAAATACTTTACGTTTATGGTGCTGACTTATTTCGTGCAAGGCGAACAAGTTACGCATAACATACTATTTAAAAGCTATGACGATTGTAGTCACAGCAAAGAAGCCATGTACTTTATGATGGAGCATCAACATGACGATGTGCATATTTATTGTAAGGGCACAGCGGTTGCTTCTAATGAACTTGTTAAGCCGAAAGCGAGGCCATGAAAGATAGAACTAACAAAAAGTGGACTGAGGCAGAGAAGGAGTGGATGGGTTATAAACGTAAATTAGCAAACTTTAAAAAAGAAAGCGTTAGTTTATCCAAACCTCCTTGGGAAAAAGAAGCCGAACAAATTAAAAAAGATAAGAAAAAAAATTAGCGGGGATTTACCCCGCTTTTTTTTGTCCCTGGTTGATAACCCGAATAAATGTTTGTATTATTTGCCTGGGGCAGGTTTTGAAGCGGGTTTCTTTTCTTGTCCCACGACTATTTTTCTTTCCAACATGTCCAACAAAGATACTAATTCTTCACCCTGTTGTTTGACATTAAAAAAGCCCATCTGTTCTGTGTGACTAACTAACAAACGGGCTTTTCTTTTAAGCTGATTTAATATCGCTTGTGTTTCTATGTCCAAACGGCATCTCCTTCTAAAAGAATTGCAGGACCGACAAGCACTTGACCGCATAGTTTAGATGCTTCGCTGTTGAACTCCAATCCTTCAAGCAAACCAGATTCGTTTACCAACACTTGCACATTTGGTTTGTTTGGAACGTGAACCATCTCAACCAAACCACCGACAATCTTTTGTGCTTCTTCAAGCGTTGGTGCTGTTTCTTTAAATACTGTAATCATAATCTTTCCTTTTTCTAGAGTAATTGGGATTTATACCATACTGTCCCAAGCTAGTCAACAATATTAATACCCAAACTCCTGTTCTTCTTGATGCAAACGACCCCCGACAACTCCGAGCCACTTTCTTGAAGTGTTACGCGATGCTTTATATCTGCCGATACGACCATCATTCATTAATTTATTAACACTCGCAATAATTGTTGATTCTGCCCAACGCTTGAGATTAGCAGCATTTATGTCATCATGGGTGGCAGTTCTAATTGTTTCATAAGCACCATCTGTTCCACCACCATTAGTCATTTGAATACCACGACCTTCCCGATCTGCGATTAGAGCAAACAGATATTCTTCCCGACTTTTAACTTTTTCCATAACCTGTCTGGATGATTTTAAATCTACTGTTCTATCTTCAAGCAATCCCGTATTTGGGTTTCTAATGAAGTGTCTTATTTCCCGATTTGCAGGACCGTTTGATTTTACAACTGCGCCATCAAATACAGCGTTTCTTGTATATTCTATATTTAATTCTGTGCATCTGCTTTGAGCTAATGATGCATCTACTTGCCAAACGGCAAAGGCTGAACGAACACCATCAACAATCGCTGATGTACCCCGAATAAGGTTACGAGCTTCTTCTGGCTTTGTGATTGGTTCTTTGTCTCTAATTTTAGCCATGTGATGATTTACCATGACTGTTGCCCCTGTTTCTGTAGATATTTGAGCCAACAAACCCATGAATGCTGCGCCTGCGGCAGGATCAGCGTTTACATCTGCGTGAACAAATGATGCCATTGGATCAATAACAACTAACGCAAGGTCTTCAATCTCCAACATTTCTTCATAAATCTTCTCAAATTCTGGTGATGTTGCGTATGTATTGTCTACTTTCATCATAATTGGAAACACACCGCCTTCGTTCGGCAGCGGTACGATGATGCAATCATGTGAATAACCCGAACGTTTGTTCAGGGGATCTAGCCTGCTGATCCGTCTGTGGATCTCATCTTTGTCATCTTCTGCTGATAAAATGATTGATGTGCCATGATTAGCAACTAAACCCCCGAAAGAGCTTTGCATACCATCGCCCGATGCTACCTTCATCGCTAGATCAAGCGTCATCATGCCTTTACCGCTATCCCCTGCGGCTGCAAACACCACTGGTACTCCAAGAGGTATTGTATCCCCGATCAAAAACTTCTGCTCTGGAGCAGAACCAACAAACTGCTGACTAATAAGTAAATTCTGGTTCTTGAGAGATAATACCTTTTTAACCTTATGCGTAGGCGCATTGAGAAAGTTTGAAATATCAAATCCTTCTTCAATCGCATCTGCTGCATCCCACTTTTTAGGCTTACCCTTTGGTGGCACGAGCATGGTGATTGATTTTGCACCTGCATTCTGAGCCAGTTCTTGTACTATCCTAGCTAGTTTTTTACCTGCATCATCATTATCAGGCCATATGATTAGCTCTCTGCCTTGTAGTGGAGAGAAATCAAACTTGTCTTTTGTATTACGAGATAACATCCCTGCACCACCGATGGTACAGGTAGCTGTGTATCCTTGTTTTGTTAGCTCATCTGCACACTTCTCACCTTCCACCCATATTACGCGATCTGATTGCGCAATGTCAGGGAGGTTATAAAGCGGTCTGGTTTCAGGTAAACGTGGAAACTGGCGGAACTCTTTCTTCGTATTCCCGTCCGTATCCCGAACAATTTCACCCGTTGGATCTCTTTCAATATATCTTCGTACCGTTACAAGGACTTCTCCATCAGTTGATAGGTAGAAATACTCACCATCGTGTGGCGTGTTAGTATCAATGACCCGCTTTTGTCTGACTTGTTCGGGTTGTTCTTCCTGGGGCT